AATGATTTTCGTCATCACACTCTGGGACACCTCACCTTTCTTATATATAGAATATCCACGGTAATTAATACCTACCCCCACTGCGTTTATTTGGGGATATGCTCTAAGATAGTCTCTCACTTGATCGCGAGGACACATCTGAGTCTTGGATTCTACAAATACATGAACGCCATCCATCACAAAAAACCCATCGGGGGTTAATCCATCGACGATGTAATCAAAATTCATCGATTTGGCACCTTGAAAAAATGCCATACGTAACATATGAAATGTTAGGTAGGCACTGGTGTGTGGCGGTATGTCTCCTGACATCCGCATCAAAGGACGGGCTCTATTGTATTTAACAAGATGAGGTAATAGTTGTTTTCGTAATTCGGGTACATCTATCTTATCAATATCAATGGTCTCAGAATGAACTAATTCAAATTCATCTTCACCAATTGGAGTCGCTCTCTCTATCGGAGGGAAGAATCCCTCAGAGGACGAAACGCTAGTATCTCTTGTAGCATATGATCTAGTTAGAATGTCGAATATATCATGATGATGTTGAGATTGAAGCTCCATATTGTATTGCTCCAACTCTACCACTGTGAAAAAACTTTCATCCGTGAAGTGTGCTTCATTAATTTCTTCCGCTGTGGCAGCACGATGTAATCGCAGCGGGTGCACCAATTTCAAGCCCTCTTCAGAAATGAATCCGAAGTCTGTGGGCAAATATCGATCTGTAAGACACATAAAATGAACAAAATAATCAAAATTCATTTGGTCGAACGTCTGCCTAAGCAGATCCCATTTTAAATCATGTCGCTCTTGCGTTGAGCGTGAATGGGATTCGAGTATTGATGCTTGGCAAATGGCTCCTTGATATTCAATGCAAAACTTCCGGTACAGGCGTTGGTACCATGGAAGTCGAGCTTCAATCTTTGGAGGCAAGGCTAATTTTTGTGGTAAAAGAGGATAAATTTGATCCTCTATAAAACATTGGAAAGGAGTTTTTAAAACTGACTCATCTTCCAAGAGCGAATTCATACGCTCCACATAAGCTTCTTGCTGCACCATGTGCTCACGGAACCTTCTACAATAACTCGGTAATTGATCATCGAGTGAAAGAAAGTTCATAGGTATGTGGTGATCAGGCTTTTGTGAATAACACGGAGGGCGTTTTGCTCCTAATTCACTTAGCCATGATTCCATATTTTTGTTGGAGTATTCCGGATACAAACCGGTTGATAATGCTCGACGGGTTCCTAAATCGATACCCTTTGTGCGAGCCATCTGTATCTCCATCACCTTATCATAAGGACTTAAATACAACATCAAAGATATGCGTCGGAAAATTGCTTCCGGACACGCCATCCATGATGATGTCCCTAGATGTGGTGGTAAATTTGTTGTGACGATCACAAGTTCTGGCTCTATATATACATTCCCTTTTAATTCAACATTGGGATTGAGCGCTGTCTTGCGAACATTATTTACAAAATCGATGATTTTACGCCAAGGATTATTGGTGCCCTCAGCGGTAGGGCGTTCTGCTCCTACATCATCGAAAATCACAACTCGATGGTTTGTTCGATACTCCGACTGGTATTCATCGGTCTCATTCAATGTTACAACGTCTCCGGCTTTAAATGTTCCGTAGCGTTCTTTCATGAATGCCGCAGCGAGCTTCATCGCTGTACCAGTTTTTCCACAACCTGGCGGACCGCCTAAAATAACACAGAATGGTTGAGGTCTAATCCTACCATTCGAGCAGTCCAGTTTCAAATTTTCCAGTGTGTTGGAAATACGAACAAATGATGACTTTTGGCGGTCATCGCGCTTAAACAAGATTGAAAATCGTGTAGCTTCTTTGAGCCACGTCAATCTCTGCAAATATCTCTCCCTAGAGATACCTGCTACCCTCACTGCCCCAGCTCTTACCGCTGAGGCCAGAGACAAAGTCTCTTCTATATAACATGCATAATAAATTGATAAATAAAAACTGTACAAGCAGGTAACGCTAAAAGTTAGCGTTCCTAAAAAAGTTGACATAAACATATAAAATTTGTAATAAAGTTTGTTGTATAAATTATAATTGAAAGTAATCCGATGGTTTTCTAAGAGTACTGTGGAAGGATCAATCCACAGCACACATGTGTCAATAATACTGCAATCCCCAAGCGTACTCTCTGACTTGACGAAATCAAGAGAGCCGTAATCAATAAGGATGCCCACCCGTTCCCCGTAGGTTAGCGCAATGCGGGTTGGTCGAAATGGCGCAAAATGGTGATTTTTATAGTTCTTCACCGAACTGGCTCATCCCTCCGATGAGCTCTTCTCTATCCACTCCTAAGCTTTCTGCAAAGAGATTTTTCGGATCGTGAAAGGCTTTCCGTTCGTAATCGCCTCGTAACACTTCCGTCATCTCTTCATAAGGAATAACAGCAACTTGCTCCTCTAATTCAGGATTCAATGAAACGATGTTCAGAATCTTAGACTGAAAGTCGAGGTAATAATCGCGTCCATGGAGGTATGCCTCGCGAAAGGCTCCATCCGTGTACGCTCCAAATTGCTCTGCAGCACTCAAAGGACATTCACCAGGTTTCTTCACATAGTGGAATTTCTTCAAAATTGAGGCTTCTTCAACAGGCGCTACTATGGTCCCTAAGGTCTCATGTTGCACGAAGTGCCTCTTCAAAAATGAAATTTCACTGATGGGAATGTATGGTACGG